TCGTCATCGTTATTTAATCCTGGTTTCTTAGGAGGCAGTTTCTATTGGTTTATAGGCCAAGTTGCTGACGATTCAACGTGGAGAGAAAATCAAAGCCCAACCAAGTTTGAAAAGGTTGAGGATATGCCAGCATGGGGATATCGATATAAGGTTAGAATTATTGGTCATCATGATCAAGAGGAGTCAGATGTAAAAGCAGAAGAACTTCCTTGGGCTCAAGTGATGTATCCTGTGACTGCTGGAACTGGTCATGGTGGATCATATCAAACACCTGCTATCAAACAAGGAAGTTTTGTTTTTGGATTCTTTCTTGATGGAAAGGATCAACAGACTCCAATAATCATGGGATGTCTTGGTAATAATGCTAAGACTAAACTTGAGAGAAAAATGGGAACCGAGGGTAGTGGAGGAAAGAACTTCACTCCAGTAAGTTTCTTTGCTCAAATGTTAGATCCAGAACCCAACGAACAAAAGAAACTTAAAGATGCAGATCTTGCACCAAAACAAGCAGGGAATGAAGCATACGCTTCACCATCAAAAGAAAATGTAACGAAAGAAGCATCAGACGCAAATAACTTAGATACAACTGCTGATAGAAAATATAATACTGTTTTGAGTGAAGAACACGCATTGGCATGCCCTAATCCAGATACTCAGTCTGATACAAAAAATATTCAAACTGTCATATCACAACTGACAATTCAAATAGAAGCATTTCAAAACTCTCTGACAGAAGCTGATCTTGCTTCTAGTTTACCAATAGTGCAGAACAATAAAGACATAGATGAAGCTATAGAGAAAGCGTCTGAAGAGATGGCGAAATATATGAAAGGCACGATGAATAAACTTCAACAATTTGTTACTAAGGAGTTTAATGAAAAACTCTCACCATTAGAAAATTTAGCACCACCTTCTCATTCATTAGAGTTGTTGAATAAAAAAGTAGAGGGATTGGAAAAAATCGCATGCATGTTTAATGGTATGGCAGGTCTTGCACTTGCAGGATTGATTGCTGCTGCGTTGAAAAAGGCTTTTAATAGAAAGAAAAAGAAAGCAGAGGAAGCAGCTTCTAATGCAGCAACATCTGAAGCGGGAGTTGTTGGTGTAAGCACATCATTAGTAATACCAAGTGTTCCTGTATTAGATACACCTGGTTCTGGTGATGTTCCACCCCCAACTCCTGATGGATTTTATAGACCCACACCACTTTGTGAAACTGAAGAAATTATTGGTGAAATATTAGGTGGAAATATTAATACGATTATGTCAGGATTTGATAGTGCGATTGGGCCTGTGATCGATGAAATATCAAACTCTTTAGGAGGAACATCTACTGAGTCTGGATCAGAAAACAAGGGAGTGATTGATAATGCAATAAACGAAAATAATGTTTTAGCATCTCTATCCTCTGGTGATTTAGTTTTAAGTATAACTCAAACTGTAGCATCTGAAGCCAAAATAGATCCTAATACTGTTGGAGGTGCGAATCGTTATTGGTCAGATGGCACTTGGGGTAGTGGATTACTTTCATTGATTGATTCTGCTGGTCAAAACACACCAGATAATCAACAGTTGATCGCGGATGCACTATTATTAATTGATGATAAATCAAATCCAGATGGTATAGCAGCAGGATTAGCATTAACTTCAAATATATTAGGTGTTGATGAGAATCTTTTGGGTGGAATTGGTCTTGCTTTTGGAGCAATAAGGTCTGGTAATATTCCTAATTTAATCGCAGCTGCTGGTAGTTTAGCAGCAACTAATCCAAGAATTTTAAATGCCATTGCTGGTAAGGGTGCTGCCCTTGGTGGATCAATACCTAGTGGTTTGGGATTAGGTGCATTAGGTGGTATGAATTTTGATATTGCATCTGCACTAGGATTTGTAAATTCAATTACTAAAATATTTGATTGTGATCCTGATCCAGAGTGTTCTCCAAATGATACTTTTACAATGCAAAATGGTGGTGGATCATCTGGTAATCCTAGCACCTCATCTATTGCAGAGTCTGCAAAAAATTCTTCAAATTCTGTTAAAGAGAGAAAATCTTATGGAACTAGTGTAGAAAAGTTGAGTTCTAGTAAAGAAGGTGTTAAAATTAAGAAATCATTTGCTAAACCACAATTTAGAACTAAAGATTTAACTAATTTAGTTGGATATGTAAACGGGCAACCATATTATGGTGACTTCCATATTCACAAGAGAGATGATGGATCAATAGTTAAAATGGTTGGTGTAGCACATACAACGACACCTCACTCAATTATATTTGATACAATCAAAGAGAGTTTAGAATAATGCCAGTAACACAAACTTCATTCGATAATATTAAAGTAGGATACATCAGCGAAACTGCTGGATATGTTAAAGGTGTTTCAATTGCTGATGCAAATGAGTATGCAAAATTAAATCCAGATACAGAATTTATTTTTATTGATGGTGATGAAAAGATTAGATTTTTGACTATTAATGAAGTCAACGGATTAACTCCCAAAAATCTACTGAGATCTGATCCTTGTTTAACTGGAGATCAACCTTGCGGCCCACCAAAACTTAAATTTTTTGGAGGTGGTGGAATCGGTGCAGAGGCAAATCCAGTTGTCGATGGTAGTGGTAATTTAATCGCTGCTGATTTAGTTAATGGTGGTTTTGGATATAAAATACCACCACAAGTTCAAGTAATTGATCCATGTAATAATGGTAGTGGTGCTGTTCTTCAGACAATTTTAGGAACTGGTGATTTAACTGGTGTTGTTGTTCGAGTAATTATTAAAGATAGTGGTCAGGGATATCTTCCACCACCACAAACAGTTCCTCAATATCCTGCTGTTTTAGAACTCACGGGTGTAACCGTCACAAATCCTGGCTTCAATCATAATTGTGGTGTTGATAAGATAGAAATTATACCAAGCAATGGTAGTGTTCTCTCATATAATTGTGATCCTTTCGGAAAGATAAAATCAGTATCTGTTGATAAAGGAGGTAGATTTACAGAACTACCACAAATTAGAATGAATACAGAAACTGGTGTTAATGCTACTTTTGTTCCTAATTTTGATATTATTCGTGATCCACAACCAGTTGATCCAGTGTTAACAGACGTAGTTCAAGTATATGATCTTGTTGGGTTAAATATAAATGGTTATGTTGATGGTAAACCTTACTATGGAAATGTATACTATGTAAATGGTATCAGATATGCAGGAACATCAGCACAAACATCTGGAACTAATATCGTGGTTTATGATACTCAACTTGCCAGTGTTCAAAAGAGACTTGATACAGTTAGACCAGTTACTACAGGTGATGTGGAAGCAGAAGAACCAGTAACAGAGACTGAAACAAGACAGGATACTATAGAGGCCATAAGTTCTCCATCAAGAGGAAGTTACTCCACTACACCAACGAGTGCTCCATCCACAACACCAGCGACCAGCACACCAAGCACAACACCTGCAAGTGGAGGTGGTTACACAACTCCATCTACACCTGCACCAACTACACCATCAACACCAGCACCATCTACACCTAGCACACCTAGTGGCGGTGGCGGTGGATACGGAGGAGGATACTAATGTCTGAGAAAAAGAATTTTTGGGGCCAAGTAATCAGTGCCATGAATGGTGCGATTACCTTTGGTAAAATAAGCCCAAAGGGTGATGTCACTTCAAGTCTTCACCTTCAAGCACTTGATGGAAGACATTTTATGTCATTTGATGAGGATGGGCCTAGAACAGGATTTACATTATTAAATTCACCAGGTTCAACTTTTATTGAGAGTGGTGATGATTTAACTCAGGAGCAAATAGGAGTCATGATTCTTTCAAAGAATGGTGACATACATCTTAAAGCAACTAAGGGTAAGATCAAATTAGAAGCTCTTGATATTGAACTTATCGCAAATGGTAACTCTCCACAAGGTGTGATTTGGGCAAATGCATATGAGACCTTGAAACTTGACTCAAAAAATGTTACAATAGATGGAAAGCAATCTTTGAAGGTTATGACATCAGGTTTGTTGGCATTAAGAGGAAGTCTTGGGTTACAAATGTTATCACCTTTAATTGAGGGAGTCTCTCGTGCATTGACGAAAGATAAATTACCAGAACCAGCAGAAACAGACTCAAGGAGTATCTAACATGGCATTTGCATTCGACGAAATATTCGCATATGGTGGGCAACTTATTGTTGCTGCTAAAAAAAGAGTTCCTCAAGCATTAGGAAGGGGGAGGGAAAAGATAGATCACTCTGCATATATTGAGGGTAATACTCAGATAGGAAAAGTAGATGCTTTTTCTTCTGCTGATGCCACTTTAATGGTGGGAAGGGAAAACACAAAAGGAACATCTAGAGCACTTTACACAAAAGGTAATGTAAGAATTGAAGGTGATGGTGATACTGTTGATGCTTTGACTGTCAGTGGAGGTGGTGTTCATGCTGCTACATTTTATGGTTCTGGTTCAAATACAGTTTATATTCATGGTGATTTACATGTAACAGGTTCGACGGATACTGGTAACAAAGGTAGACTTGCTGCTAGATTTGGTGCTGCTGATGGTAAACCAAAACCATTTGATATTAAACATCCAAGCAAAGAGGGGTGGAGACTTAGATATGCTTGTATTGAAGGCCCAGAAGTTGGTGTTTATCATAGAGGAAGAGTAAAGGGTCAGAAGATGATAAAACTACCTGATTATTGGAAAGATCTTGTAGATGTTGAAAGTATATCTGTTCAGTTACAACCAATCGGTGCTCATCAAGACATTATCGTAAAAAGATGGGATGATGAATTCATATACTTACAAGCACAAGGTGGCATGCCCGTGAACTGTTTTTATCATGTATATGCTGCGAGAAAGGATGTAAATCCATTATACGTTGAATATCAAGGTGAAAGTTGGAAAGATTATCCTGATCCAAACTTCAATCCAGATACTGCACCAGAGAATCCAAACTATAATGATCCAGAGTATCGAACTAAGAGAAATACTATAACGATTTGAAAAAATTAATTTATATTGAGGAGAATTTTATATCTCCTAGTGAATGCCTAAAACTAATAGAACTTTCTAAATCAAATAAAGAAGAACTTCCTTATGGTGATGAGAGTAGGGGTGGAAATACATACCTTACAACTCTTGATGGAATTTATTTTGAGAAAGATAAAAATAATGTAGTTGATAAGGTAACAAATCTCTGTAAAACTTTTGACGATAGAGTGATCGTAGATTATGCAGGTGTAGTGAGATGGCCTGTTGGCACATTTATGAAACCTCATATCGATCCCCATAGACCTGATCAAGAACCAGATTTGTTTGCAGCAGTTCTTTATTTAAATGATGATTATATTGGAGGTCATACTGGATTTGAGGAGTGTGAAGTTAAACCAGAGACAGGTAAATTACTTGTTTTTTCTAATTCAATTTACAAACACCACGTTACTAAAATTAAGGGAGTAGAGAGATTTGCTCTTAATATATGGTATAATAGAAAATGAAAAAATTACTTTACATTGAAGAGGAATTTTTAAATCCTACCTTATGTAAACCGTTTATTGATCTTCACATCGAAGAAAACGATACTTTTTTAGAAGCGGTAACACACTCAAATTCTAATGAGAGTTTGAGTTATTCCCCTGATATACCAGAGGTGGATGGTGATTATGGTGCAATCTATCTTGGTGGAGATGTAAAACCCGTGGATATTAAACTATCAAAGGATGAACTATTTGCCAGTGTTATTGGGAACGTAACTAAAATTTGTAAGTCGTTTCATAATAACATACAACTAGATTATTGTGGTGTTATACGATGGCCCACTGGCACATTTATGAAACCTCATTACGATAAGTCTGAAATGTATAGCCCAAATGTGCTCGCAGCGTTTCTTTACTTAAATGATGATTATGTTGGAGGTCATACTCAATTTGATAATTTAGATGAGAGCGTATGGTATGATGTAAAACCAAGAACAGGTAAATTATTAATATTTTCTAATCGGGAATACTTACATCATGTGAGTAGAGTTGAGTCAGGAACTAGATATGTTTTATCTTTTTGGTTCAATGCCAGCATATCATCATAAAGAGATAGGAAAAAGATTTTTCTTTATTCATGTTCCTAGAACTGCTGGTAGGTTTTTGCAAGAAAATATAAAACAAAATGGATTTGAGCCTGAGCAAAAGATATGGAAAACAATTGATGGTGTAGAGATTACGCATTTACATAGAGAATTGTATGAAAAACATCTAGATGTAGAGGATATCCCTCATATATCTGTTGTTAGAGATCCATTGGAGAGATATATGTCTTTAAAATCTTATAATTGTCA